GTGGAAGATGTTGCCGAAGGATTCCGGGAAGGCTATTGAGCTTGGCGTTAGGCTGATTGAGAAGCGGCTTCAGTTGGGTGTGGTTGAGTCCGGGGCAGGGCCTGTCACCCTGGCTTACGATCGTGCGATCGGCGCGTGTGATTGGCTGGAGCCTGCGGATATGGCCGCTGTGGCTGCTGGCAGGCAGCTTGCTGAGAAGATTGATATTGCTGTCGTGTATGGGGATTCGCAGGCGGGCACGAAGTCGCTCTATCTGGTGCCTCACTTGATGAATGTGCTTGCGGCGTTGGGGTGTACGCCGAAGGCGCGCGAGGAGATCAAGAATAGTGTTGGCGGGAAGCAAGGAGAGTCGAAGCTTGTCCAGCTCAGGAAGCTCGCGGGCGGCAAGGCCGCCTAGGGGCTACGAGAAACCCCGCGTTTGGACTCCCCCGCTTGGCCGGTTGACACCTGCAACGTCGCGCGGGTTTGCTTGCATCGAGTTTGCGAAGGCTATCGGGGTGGAGTTGATGCCGTGGCAGAAGTGGCTGCTCATTCACGCGCTCGAAACGCTTCCTGGCGGCGAGTACCGGTTTCGTACGGTTGTGCTATTAGTCGGACGGCAGAACGGCAAAACCACCCTCGGGGCGATTCTGACCTTGTTCGAGATGTATTGCCGCCGAACCCGCAGGGTGTTGGGCACGGCACAGGATTTGAGCAAGGCCGAGGATATTTGGGAAGAAGTTGTTGAGATCGCGGAGGAAGATCCCGATCTTGCCGCCGAGATCGTAAGGCCGATCAACCGGGCCTCTGGCAGGAAGAAGTTCCAGCTTGTCGGCGGGGAACGCTACATAGTGAAAACTCCGAACCGTTCGGCAGGCCGTGGCGGGAGTAACGATCTGGTGCTGTTGGATGAGCTGCGTGAGCACACTAACTGGGATGCTTGGGCGGCGGTCAACTCCACCATTCTTGCGCGTGATTCGGCGCAGATTTGGTGTATGAGCAACGCCGGGGACGCGTCCTCGATTGTGCTCCGCCATTTGCGGAAGACGGCTCATTTGGAGCTTGGTGACCCCGATCGGCTTTCCGAGGCCGAATCTGTCTCTACGTTGTATGCGGATGGTGAGGGCGAGCTGGTGGAGGCGCCGTCTGCCGGGACGATGGGCTTGTTCGAGTGGAGCAGCCGCCCTGGGGCTGCTGTGGACGATCGTAAGGAGTTGGCGCAGGCTAATCCTGCTGTCGGCTATTGCATCACCTGGCGGGCGTTGCTCGCTGGGCTTCCTCCTGCACAGCCGGAGTGGGTGTGGCGAACCGAGAACATGTGCCAGTGGTCGGACGGCAGCCTGGAGGGGCCGTTTCCGCCTGGCAGTTGGGAGGCAGGAATGGACGCCGATTCCAAGATTCCTGACGGCGCCCCGTATGTGTGGGCTGTCGATGTGGAAGCCTCAAGGGAACGCTCGTATATTGCGGTCGCCGGATTCAGGGAGGACGGGCTTCCTCACGGCGAGATCGCCGCGGCACGTGCTGGCGTGGCGTGGGTTGCCGACTGGCTCAAAGAACGGGCGCCGTTAAAGATCGCTATGCACGTTCGCGGCGCGGCAGCCTCCACACTCTACGAGTCGATCGCCGGAATCGACGGGGTGGAGGTCATCCCCGTCTCAGGAAACGACACCGGTATCGCCGTCGGAAGACTCTACGACCTGGTAAAGGATTCGCTGGAGCCGGGAAAAGGCGTCCGGCATCTTCCCCAACCGCTGCTGGACATTCAAGCGTCTACGGCGGTTTCCAGGATGATCGACTCGGGTTCGATCGCTTGGGATAGAAGGAAGAGTCCTCACGGGATTGCCGCGCTGGACGCGTTCACTATGGCCGTCTGGCTGCTCACCCGCCAAGAGCAAATACCGGAGCCGCCCAAAGTTTCCGCCTACGACCAAGGTGCGCGGCTACTGATCTTGGACTGAAGAAAGAGAATGCTATGAGTGTTTGGGATTCGCTGCGCGCGATTTTTACGGGTGGCCGGTTCACCACGCAGATCGTATACGTGGGCGATGCGTTGGCGGAGATCGCCGGGCAGACACCCGACCAGCTTTACCGCAGCCAGCCGCACCTGCGCACCGTCGTCTCCTTCCGCGCCCGCAACATTGCTCAACTGCCGCTGCACGTCTACCGGCGGGTGGACGATGCAGACCGCGAAAGGGTGCACGACGATCCTGTCGCGCGGCTGCTCTCGCGGCCCAACCCTGTGCAAACCGCCTACGATCTGATCTTCCAAACCGTCGTTGACTACGACCTCCACGACGTCGCCTATTGGATGATCTGCCCTGACAAAAACGCGCCGAGCTTATGGAGCATCTGGGGGATTCCCCCGGCGTGGATTGCCGAACGCAAAGGGAGTTTTGGCTGGGGCTATGACGGGATCACCGTGCAGCATCCGAACGGCACAAGGTTTGAGCTTGGCCGCGAACCGACCAGGGATGCGGCGTGGTTTGTCGAGTTTCGCGGCTACACGCCCGGAAGCCCAGCGAGGCCCGCATCGCCGGTGGAGGCGTTGAAAGAAATCCTCGCCGAGCAGATACAAGCATGGTCTTACCGTCAGCAGGTTTGGCAGCGCGGCGGACGTGTCGGCGCATATCTTACGCGTCCTGCCGGTGCGCCGGAATGGTCTGCTGAGGGCCGCGACCGGTTTATGAAGGAATGGCGCGAGGATTGGACTTCCCGCCGTGGCGCGAAAGCCGGAGGCACGCCGATTCTAGAGGACGGAATGCAACTGCAACGCATCGGCTTTAGCGCCCGGGAGGACGAATGGGCCGAAGTCGCCAAGTTGAGCCTGGCGACCGTCGCCTCCGTCTACCACACCAACCCGACAATGGTTGGCGTGCTGGACAACGCCAACTATAGCAACGTCCGGGAATTCTCCAGGATGCTCTACACCGACACCCTCGGACCGACGTTGGCGATGATCGAGCAGCGGTTGAACACTTTCATCGTGCCGAATCTGGCGGAGGAGCCGGGCTTGTATTGCGAGTTCAACCTTCAGGCGAAGCTTGCCGGTTCGTTCGAGGAGCAGGCGAAGATTCTTTCTACCTCGGTTGGCGCGCCGTGGATGACGGTGAACGAGGCCCGGGCGCGGATGAATCTGCCTGCGGTCGAAGGCGGAGACGAGAGGATTATTCCGCTGAATGTCATGATTGGCGGCCAACCCTCCCCGCAAACCCCGATTCCCGAGGACGCCTACCAAGCGCCAGCGATAACCACGCGCGAGGCGGAACCGGTAAGGATCAAGAGCACTCCGCCCGAAGAACTCAACGCCGATGCGGCGGCGATGTTCCGCAGGTTCTTCGAGGAGCAAGCAGAGCCTGTCCTTCAGGCGATAGCAGAGTCCAAACCTTGGTGGGATGGCGAAAAGTGGGATGCGATCCTGGCCGCCCGCATGTTCCAAACCATGAGCGAATGGTCGCAGATTCTCGGAGAGAAAACCCTCGCCAGTCTCGGCACAGAGGCCGATTGGGATGCCGAAAGGACGAGGGCATTCATTCAAGCCGTAGCAGACGACCGGGCGAGCAAGGTCAACGAGACCACCAGACGGCAGCTTGAGGCCGCCCTAGAGCAGATGCTCGACGAGGATTCAGCCAAGAGCACCCCTGAAGGCGTGTTCGACGAAGCGAAAGAAACGCGGGCCGAAGAAGCTGGAGGCACCTTCGCGACGACGATTGCCGGATTCGCACTCGTTGAGGCCGGAAAGCAATCAGGTAAGGCGCGGGTGACGAAAACCTGGATCACGGGGAAGAACCCGCGCCCGTCTCATGCGGCGATGAACGGCGAAACCGTCGGTGTCCGAGACCGCTTCTCTAACGGCATGGAATGGCCAGGGTCAAAAGGCGCGGCACCCGACGAAATCGCGAACTGCAATTGCGAAGTAGAAATAACCGTCCCTTAACGGACCCGGATGTGGGAGAAAATGATGAAGTTGAAAGACTGGAAGATCGAAATCAAAGCCGACGATGGCGGCCTGGGCGAATTCACCGCCTACGCCTCAACATTCACCAGAGAACCGGACGCCTACGGTGACGTGATCGCCAAAGGCGCGTTCACGAAAACCCTCGCCGATTGGGCAGACAGCGGAAACACCCTCCCAATCTACTACGGCCACAGGCTTGACGACCCCGACTACAACATCGGCGCGATCATCGAAGCAGCCGAGGATGATCACGGGCTGAAAGTGGTAGGTAAGCTCGACCTTGAAAAGGCGAAGGCCGCCCAAGTTTACGATCTGCTCAGAGCTAAGCGGCTGTCTCAGCTTTCCTTCGGCTTCAACGTCCTGGACGAGGAAACCGTCACCCTCGACGATGGTAGGAAGGCTAATGAGCTGCGCGAGATCAAACTTTACGAAGTGTCCCTTGTGCCGGTGGGTGCGAACGAAGACACGGAAGTTCTGGCAGTGAAGGAGGCCGCCCGGAAGGTTGCCTCGAAAGCAGGCCGGGTGATCTCTGCGAAGACCGAGAAAGAACTCGTCGATGCGGTCGCGGATATGGGCGTCGCATTGGGCGCGGTGCAGTCGGCGACGAAGAAAATCCAGGCGGTGTTGGAACCGCTGAATGACTCTGAGGAGGCGGCCCCGGCTAGCGCACCCGCGAAAGCGGCCCAGCCAGCCCGCGCAAAACTAAACCTTCTCGAAGCACAACTTAACATCTCAAAACTTACGCACTAGAAAAGGAAAATCTTATGTTTACACGGAAAGAAAAGCTGATCGCCGATGCGAAGGGCATTATCGAGCTGGCGAAGAAAGAAGACCGCGACCTGACCGACGAAGAGCTCGCCCAGGTCAAGCAAATCACCGTCGAGGTCGAGAAGATCGACCAGATTGCCGAAGCGTCCGACCAGGTCACGGCCATGATCGAAGGGCTGAAGGTTGATGAGCCTGCCCAGGATGAGGCCCCGGCCAAGAGCTTGGGTGACTGGTTCGTGAAACACGCCGGAATGCGCCTGAAGGACAGAACGCCCGGTCTGACCGTCGCAACCCCGGCATTCAAGGCCGCCACCGATACTCAGGTTGAAGGCACCTGGGCGTCCGCCCTCCTGCAAACGGTCGACAAGGAGCTAGTCACCGGCTATCGCAGGCCGCTCGTATCCGACCTGTTCTCTACCGGAAGTCTGGCTGGCACGTCGATCACCTACTACGTAGAGGGCGCACGCGAAGGCAACGTTTCCACTGTGGGCGAGGCCGCTACCAAGCCTCAGCTTCACTATGCCGACCCGACCCCGGTAACCGAGACCGTGAAGGAGATCGCCGGATGGATTTCAGTATCCGATCTGATGATCGACGATCTGGATTTCATCGTCTCCGAGATCAACTCACGGCTGCTCTACGATCTGGCCCTGTTCGAGGAACAGCAGCTTCTCACCGGCGACGGCTCAGGCACCAACCTCAAGGGCCTGCTGGAGCGTGACGGAATCCAAACCTTGGCCGCAACCTCGGCCACGCTGGCCGATCAGCTGTTCGCTGCTCGCACCAACGTCCAGACGGCAACCGGCCTGGCAGCGGACGGAATCCTCGTCAACCCGACCGACTACCAGACGTTGCGCCTGGCCAAGGACGGGAACGGCCAGTACTTCGGCGGCGGCTACTTCGGCGGAGCCTACGGGCAGAACGGCCTTATCGAGGAACCCCCGATCTGGGGCCTGCGGACGGTCGTATCCCCGGCGGTCGCACAAGGCACCGTGGTTGTCGGCGCGTTCAAGCAGGGCGCAACCGTCTACCGGAAGGGCGGAATCAACGTCCTGTCCACCAACTCGAACGCGGACGACTTCGTGAAAGACAAGGTTACGATCCGGGCTACCGAGCGGCTCGCCTTCGTTGTGCGTCGCCCGGCGGCGTTCGTGAATATCACCGTCTCCTAAACGTTTCTATCGGAGCACCAACGGATGGGAAACGCCAGGCAGGCATGTTGGGAGCCTGCCTGGCACCCATCCACCTATGAGAGGAGCACATGATGATGAAGACCTACAAGATCGGCGGCCTGACCTACCAATATCAGGAAGGCCACCAACCGAAAGACGCCGTCCTCGTTGAGGATCAACCTTCGGTGAAGGGTGAGGCAAAACCTGAGCCGCGCGCTAAGGCCGTAAAGCCCAAGAACAAGTAAAAGGGGCAGCGATGTTCTACCCGGCTATCGTCACCGCCGAAGAATTCTCGGCCTCCACCGGGGGCAGGATTCCGGCGGACGACCCGCGCGTCCAGCCGCTGCTCGATGCNNCCGCCGCAGTCCGCCGCTATTGCCGCTGGCACATAACCCCGGTGATTGAAGAAACCTTCGTAATGGACGTGGTAGGGCCCATCGCCGACATTCCAAGCCTGCACGTCGAAGACGTCCTACATGCGGAGACTGGCGGAGAGATCGTCCCAGTGGATGAGATCGAGTGGACTTCCACCGGGCTGCTACGCCGCATAGGCGTGCCTTGGTCGCAGTCGTGGCGGGGCACGGAAATCACCGTCGAGCACGGCTATCCGGAATGTCCAGATGTGGCGCAGGCGATCACACGGGCGGTCATGACCTCAATCTCGGCACCCGCCGGAATCGTCCGCGAGCAAGCCGGACAAGTGTCATTCCAATACTCCGACAACGGCTCGGGTCTGAGCGCAAACCTCGATTATGCGCTCCTCGCCCCGTACAGGATTCCGGTAAGGATCTAGCCATGTTGGGAAGAATGATCGGCTCGGACACAATCGAGATCGTCACTCCGGCGATGATCTCCGACCGGGGCACATTGCGACCCTCATACGAAGCCAGCGATGGCGCTACAACCGTCACCGTTTCGGGCTGCTCAATGCAACCCATGGAAGGCCTAATCGACCGGGAAGGCCGGGAAGCCGTCAAAGTCGTCTATGTGCTGTATGCGCCACCCGGCACAATCCTCGTCGATCTCGCCAGGGTCGAATACGCGGGAAGAAGGTTCCTGCTAACTAGCCCTGCGTGGGATTGGAATGTGGGAAGCGTCGCACATGTGCGAGCCGAGCTGGCCGAATGGAAAGGCTGAAAATATGGCAAGCAAAGTACGGATTGAATTCATTTCCGCCGGATTCAAGCAATGCCTACAGCAGTCGCAAGGCATAGTCACCGCAAAGGTGGATGCGGTGGCGGCGGCTGCCGGTGACGGATTCAACGCCAGGGTTATTCAAGGTGGGTTCGGTGGTGGTCGGCCTGTCGGATTCGTCTCGGCAGACACGGCGAAAGCTAGGAAAGCCGAAGCGAAAGACAAAGTCCTGAGCAAAGCACTCAACGCGGCGAGAGGATAACATCATGAAAATCAAACATCCGACCTTCGGCTATACGCTCGAAGTCCCGGCCAATAGTGTGAAGGATTGGGCTGCGCAGGGCTGGATCATTATCAAAGAACCAAAGCCGAAACCGAAGAAGAGCGAAGAGGCTGAGTCCAGTGAGGCTGCCTGACGTTGAGAATGTTTTGCGTGAAGAGACGGCCCTGGCATTCCCCGACGTTCTCGTTTTCGCGGCACAGCCTGATTCGCGCATGGGCGAAACGCCGTCAATCACATTCACACGCACCGGCGGCGCAATCCAATACCCCGCCCGGGAAGAAGCCCTGATCGCTATCGACGCACGAGCCAAACTCACCTCTACCGCCCGTGACACCCTCGCCGATGTAATCACGTGGCTCTATGAGCGGCTACAAGCCGGAACCGTCGGTGAGCTTATCTTGCACGAGTTGGATACTAACTCGGTCGCCTACACAAACCCCGATCCTGACAGGCCTGATCTGCAAAGGCAGACCGCAAACCTACGAATCGTCTATCGCACTATCAACCATTAGAGAAAGAGAAAGAGAAATATCATGGCAAACAACGCTGACAAAGTACTTTTCGGACTTCCGGCCGCCAACACTAACGGCGTCGTATCCTCCGCACCCTTGGGGACGGCCCTACCGACCGACAGCCGGACACCTCTCAACCCTGCGTTTATCGGTGGCGGCTATGTCGGCGATGCAGGCGTATCGCTCGCAATCGACATTAGCACTAACGACGTTTTCGACATGGGCGGCACCCTGCTACGCCGAGTCCTGAACGAGTTCACCGGCACCTTGAACTGGCCTTACAGCCAGTTGGATGATATTTCGGCTAAGGCAACCTTCGGCGAGGCCAACGTTACGGTTACTCCGGCGACTAGCCAGCATGGCGAGCAACTCTCGATTGCTATCGGTGCCGAGCTGCCCGAGAAACGCTCCTGGGTGTTCGATATGCGAGATGGCGACAACCTGATCCGTGTCGTAGTGCCTATCGGCCAGATCACCTCCTGGGATTCGATCAGCTTCTCTCGTAGCGATCCGATCAACTTCACCCCGACCTTGTCGGCGTATCCGGACGAGAATGGGAAGAGCATCTACTTCTACACCGATGACGGCGAAGTTTCCTAAGAAAGGCTCACAGTGGAAGATCGCTATATTCCCGCAGACTATACGCCGCCGACGAGGGAGCAGCTCGAAGAAGTCAAGCGGATTCTCGCCGTCAAAAGGTGGGAAGACGCCTTCTCTTACACGTGGAACGGCATCGAAATCCGGGTACCCGCGTTCAAGAGCCTCTCTTTCGGCGCGGCAATGAAAGGCATGACCGGCAGCCCGCAAGAGCAAACCATGCTCGCCCTGGAGGAACTCGTCGATCCGGCAACGCTGGAGCTGATCTATCTGATGCCAGCGCAGGATTTCGAGGTTTTCCAAACCGCGTGGATGAAAGCCTCCGGCGTCAACCTGGGGGAATCCTAGGCCTCACCCGGCTCATATGTGAGCATGGGGAGGCACTCGAATACGATCTAATCAGGCACGGGCTAAGGTTGCGCCAGCTCGGAACCCCAGAGTTCGACTGGCGCGACCTGCTCGTCATCGTCAAACATCTAGGGCCGGAATCGGCGACCGTGCGAGACGCCTTGCCCGAGAAGGCCGGATGGGGATTGACCGAGCAGCTTCTCGCCGCACTCGTCGATGCTATCCAGATCGGCAACTGGCAGCGCCAGGGGAAAGCTCACGCACCCAGGCCGAAGCCGATCCCACGCCCCGGAGTGAAAGACACAAGCCGGGTGATCGGGCGGGGTAAGGGCACGAGCGTTGCCGAGTTCGACAAGTGGCGGCAAACCAAACTAGGAGGCACTGATGGCTGACGGCATAGAAATCGCACGCGCCTATATCACGCTGATACCCTCAATGAAAGGCTCACAGAAAGCGATCACCGAGGCAGTCGTCCCCGAGGCCGAGGAAGCCGCAGAGAAAGGCGGCGAATCCTTCGGCTCAAAGTTCTCCGCAATCGCGAGCAAAGCCTTGCTGGCCGGTGCGGCTGTGGTCGGCGCGGCTGTGGTCGGCCTTACGAAAAGCGCCGTCCAATCCTTCGCATCCTACGAGCAGAACATCGGCGGCATCGAAACCCTATACGGCAAGGCCGCAAGCAAGATGAAAGCCTACGCGGCGGACGCCTACAAAACCGCCGGGATGAGCGCAAACCAGTACATGGAAACCTCGACGAGCTTCGCGGCGGCGATGGTCACCAGCCTAGGCGGAGACACGAAGAAAGCCGCCGAATACGCCAACATGGCGATCACCGACATGAGCGATAACGCGAACAAAATGGGCACGGACATCGGCTCGATCACCTACGCATATCAAGGTTTCGCGAAGCAAAATTACACGATGCTCGACAACCTCAAGCTCGGCTATGGTGGCACGAAAACCGAGATGCAACGGTTGCTTGCAGATGCAGAGAAAATGCCGGAGGCGATGGGCCGAAAATTCGACCTCAACAACTATGCGGACGTGGTGGAAGCAATCCACGTCGTCCAAACCAACATGGGCATCACCGGCACTACCGCGAAAGAAGCAGCCTCCACAATCTCGGGTAGCTTCGGAATGCTACAAGGCGCATGGGACAACCTTCTCGCCGGGCTAGCATCCAACGGCGCTAACAAATTAGACGTGAAACCGCTAATCCAGAATGTGATCGCGTCTGCTAAAACGGTTATGGCGAATCTAGCCCCGGCAATCTGGGCCGTCATCGAAAACATCCCCTCCCTGTTCACCGAGCTTGGGGCTGAGATCATCGCCACGATGCAACAAGCCGGAAAGCAGATCGCCGATAGTGTGAATGGTTGGCTTGACGGGTTCGGGGCGATGGGCGACGTCCTCCGGGCGGCAGCGGTAGGTATCGGCGTGGTGGTTGCGGCGATTACGGCCTATAACGTGGCGATGGGTGCCTGGAATGCGATCCAGCTCGTCTGGCAGGGAATCACTAAAGCCGCGACCGCTATCCAGGCGGCGTTCAATCTGATCATGATGGCCAACCCGATCATGCTCGTAGTAGCCGCTATCGCTGCACTCGTAGCCGGGCTGGTCTATTTCTTCACACAGACGGAGACGGGGAAGGAAATCTGGGCCAACTTCACCGCATTCCTTGGGGAAACGTGGGATGCGATCACAGGCGCATTGTCTGCCGCTTGGAATGCGATTACCAGCTTCTTTACTACCACCTGGAAAACGATCACTAGCGGGGTGTCTTCGGCGTGGAATGGGATCAAAACATTCTTTACCGGTCTATGGACTGCGATTACTACGGGTGTGCAAACCGCCTGGAATGCTATCGTCTCGTGGCTGACCGGACTGTTCACCTCGTATATCAACGGCTGGAAGACCGCCTGGAATGTTCTTACCAGCTTCTTTAGCGGCCTATGGGCTGGAATTCAGACTGGCGCTACCAACGCCTGGAACGGGATAGTGTCGTTTATCACCGGGATTCCTGCGAAGATTCTGGCCGGGCTGCAAGCTTTGGCGTCGCTGGGCACGAAGGCCGCTGGATGGTTCGGCGGCGTGCTCACCTCAGCGAAAGACAAGCTCGGTGATGTTGTGGATTGGGTGAAAGACATTCCCTCTAAGATCGTCTCCGCTTTGGGCAACCTTGGCACGAAACTTGTCGCGTCCGGTAAAGCATTGGTGAACGGCTTCTTGGACGGGATTAAGGCCGCCTGGGGGAATATCACCGGCTGGGTAGAGCAAGGCATGTCTAATCTGCGGAAGCTCTGGCCGTTCTCCCCGGCGAAGATCGGCCCGTTCTCCGGGCGTGGCTACGTCACCTACTCCGGCAAAGCACTAACCGAGGACTTCGCAAAATCGATAGCGGCCGGGTTCCCGCAGATCATCTCAACCGCCGAAAGCGTCATGTCCGGCCTGGAAGCGACCCTGTCTACGCCGCTTACTGTGGGGGCTACCGTGAACGGCTTCTCGGCCACAAGCGCAGGGGTCGCAAGCGTAGGCGGCGAAACGCTCACTATCGGCTCACTTAGTGCGGAGCTCGATGGGGAGGATGCTCGGATCATGAGGGAGTTCGTCGGAATGGCCCGAAGGTTAGGAATGGGAGGCTAGAGGATGGCTGTAGCTTATTCGGCGTGGTGTGCGCTCGGTGGGAGTGCTGAAGCGCTGCGCGTACGCATGGAGTACGGGGCGACCACCACAAACACGGAAGTGGTGGTCGATTTCGGCCTGTATTTAGAATCGTCGCAGTGCTCGGCTGCGCAAGGGCCTAACGCTGCGTATCTTATCAATCCCGAGGGCGTGATCTCGCTGGGCAGCTATCAAGCCGCTCAATTCGTGAATTCCAACAACTGTAGTAATCCGTCGATTATGGCGGGGCAGCTACGGGCGCAGCGCACTTATGGGGCGCAGTCTGTGGCTTTGACGGCGGCTAATACTCAGGCGGCTACGGCGGCGCTCGGCTATGTGACGCAGTCTTACAACGATAATTGGTGGTGGTCAATCACTGCGACGATCACAGTGCCTAGCTTGCCGTACGATAATCCGCCTGCTCCCACTAACCTCGCGATTGCCTACAATTCGGATTCTCAGAGGACGCTCACCTGGTCGCGCCCCTCGACCGGCGCGAGCAATCCGATTCACGGAATCGCCGTAGATCGCAAGTACTGGCGGGCCGATGGCGAACACGGCTGGGAGCGCGTCTTCACCGGCGACGCTAACAGCTTCGTGGACACGGGCGGCGGCGCAAACCACGCATTCCAATACCGCATCTTCGCCTACAACTTCGACGGCACAACCTACAAGCAATCCGACTATGTAACCTCCGGGATGATCTATACGGAGCCGGGCCAGCCCGGAAAACCGTCGGTGTCGCGCGGTAGCGACGGCAACATTACGATCACGTGGACGAACGGCCCGGCACAAACCGCGATTGTCGGAACGCGGATTATGTCTCGGCTTCAAGGTGCGACCGGCTGGCAGATTCTTACCAATATCACCGGTACCGGAACCTCGTATGTGTGGACGGGCGGGGCGCTGGATGAAGGCTACGATTTCACCGTCGCTAACCGCGTGAATACGGGCGCGGTGTCCAATCCGGCAAACGTCTATTCGACAGAATCGCCGGTGGCGTCGATCTCGCCTACCGTCCAGCCTAATCCGCCAGCGGTCACCTTGAACCGCCAAACGGTATCCGCGTCCTCGGACGGATCGCCCTACTTCGCGACGGTCACAGTCACGCCTAATCATCCTGACGGCTCCGCCGTCTCGCAAGTGTACATTGAGGTGAGCCTGGCCGGAGTAGTAGTCGCCACCTACGACGGTACTTCTCTGACCCGGAGCGTCGGACAATCTGGCCGCGCATCGCTAGGACTCACCGACCCGGGCGTCTATCAGATACGCGCCTACACCAAAGGATTGAACCCTTCGGCTTCGGGGTGGTCTACGCCGGTCGCGCTCACCTACGCCTACAGTCCGACCGGCGCAATCACCTCGCCCACAACCTCCACATACGGGAAGTCACGGCTGAAAACCACCTGGTCTTACAACGATCAAGGCGGAAACGCCCAGCTTTCGGCGCTGGTCAAGCTCTACAATTTCGATAGCGTAGTGATTGAGGAGAAAACGATCTCCGGGCAGGTCTACGAGGCAACCCTCAATACTATCCTCGAAGACAACACCTCGTACGTGCTGAATGTGTCGGTGACCTCGACGGTCGGCCTTTCGACTACTATCGGCGCACAGATTCTCTACGCGGATTATGCGATTCCGTCGCCTGCGGCCATGACGCCGAGCTTCGACCCTGCCACCGGGGCTGTGGGTCTGACCGGCTATCAGCCCGCGCCCGCGTCCGGCTACGAAGTCGACTACGTAGTCTGCGAGCGAAAGGACGGGGACACGTGGCGGCTCGTCGGCGTGCTGGATATTCCGGCGGGCACTAGCACAGACTGGCCGCTCTACTTCTTGGACAGGGTGCCGCCGCTCGGCGAAGTAACCTACCGGTTCACGTCTTTCATGCTTGACGCCGGATCGGCGACGATCGAGCTTACGGCGGCTGCTGAGGCGAAACGGCTCTACCTGAATTGGGGCGACGGCTTCGCGGGTGTGGTGTCGGAGGTCGGCGGGGAAATCTCCTACGCGCTCGCACGCGGGAAAGAACTCGTAAGGTTCGCGGGCCGGGCCAAGCCGGTAGAAATGGCCTCCTCGGAGCGTGAGCGGGTGTGGACTTTCAAGGCGTATGCGGCGGGCACTACCGGCGGGGATGTCTTCGACCCTGTCGGTCGGTGGGATGAGCTTGCCGACGCGACCGCGCCGGTGTGTCTGCGCGGGGTGCTCGGGCATCGTATCTTCGGCTCGATCTCCGACATGGCCTATAGCTGGCAGACTGGCGGCCTGGTCGAAGTGTCGGGGAAGGTGACCGAGGTCGCGTGGGAGGAGCCGGAATATGCCGACTGATCTCGCCGGGAATAGGATTCAAGGCTGGCGGTTCGACCTGCTCGACACTGAGGGGGCTTATGTGCGTGCGCTCGATGCGGTCACCGGTACTGGCAAGCTCGACTGGAATACTAGCTCGACGCCGATGGCGTCGGGAAGTGTGGATGTGGCAGGCGATGCTGACTACACGGGCGCGCGGGTGCGCGTGTGGTATCAGCTCGACGGCCAAGACGATGTAGCCGTCTTCACCGGACTGGTGAAAACCCCGAGCATTAGCTACACTGGCGAGCGCGCATCCCAAACCCTGGATTTGTACGATCTGACTCAAGCCTTGAGTGAAGACACCTTCGGCTATCCGTACGGGGTGAATGCCGGGATCTCGGTGCAGGCCAAGGTGACCGAGATTATCGGCGGCGTGCTGGCCGGGGTCACAATCATGGGTAGCACGGTGGCGAGCCTGGCCGAGCCGATCATCTGGGACGCCAACACCTCAAAGCTTGACATTTGCAACGCGTTGCTTACGGCGGCGAACTGCTACCCGCTCACTACTGACGGGCTGGGGCGGTTCATTATCGCCGATTATGTGGCTCCGGCGGATCGGGCTGCGGTGTGGACTTTCACTGACGGCGACGGGTCGGTATTCGTCGATGAATGGACGCGGGCGCGTGACGCGTCGGGCATACCCAACAGGTTTATCTGTGTCGGGTCGGTGCCGTCCTCGGGTGGTGCGCCGGAGATCGGGATCGCATCTGATACTACCGGCACGCCGTACAGCTACGATCGGGTCGGGCGGTGGATTGCTCGGGTTGAGAGTGACGTTCCCTCAACGGGTAATCTCGTCGGTCTGGCCGGGCGTAAGCTCGCCGAAGCGCAACGTCTCTCCGAGTCCTTCACGATTTCGCATCCGTGGCTGCCTGACGTCGGCTTGAATGCGGGGGCGATGTTCGCACATTCCCGGTATCAGAATCAGCCGGTCAAGGTGACCGTCTCCGCGACCTCGGTCACCTGCGACACGAAAAGCCTATATTCGACTGTGCTTGAGAGGGCAGGCTATGGGTACTAATCCGCTGATGGACGCCGTGAGTAGTGTGGCGGCGGGCGCTGCCGCCGGGTTGGATATTCCGCGCTTCACCTGCGGCACCGTCCTATCC